TCTGAGTTGATAACCCTCTTCCTAAATCTCGGACCTGGCGAGATAACGCCTGGGTAGTTTTGACCAGGGCTTGCGCCGAAGATCCGCCGAGCTCGAAAGCCACGGCTAGTTCCTGGTAGGAGTCAGTGCTTAATCCTGCGTTACGTGCGGACTTTGCTATCTCATCCGCCGCTTTAATACTTTCGTTTGCTAGTCCGGCAAATGCTACGCCAGCACCAGCTGTAATTTTAGCGATGTTTGCGAACGCCTGCTTGGTGTTCTTGGCATAGCTCTGGATTGTTTTGTTAGCTTTGCGCAGGTCTTTTTGCAACTTGGCATCGTCTGCGCTGAGCTGTAATACTAGGGATGCGATAGTAGCCATGTTATTTCACCTTTTTCTGTTTACGGGCTATCTTCTTAGCCGCCTTTTCTACGTTAGTGCCGAGCTCCTTTGCAAAGATGCTCCGTGATTGTTGTTGCAGTGATGTAAATGCCGGACGGATTACGGGTGATCCAATCTTGTACCGGCTTCCAAACTCTACTGCCAGAAATTGCTTGTAGGTTACCTGGTCCCCTGTCTTCCGCTCCCAACCTACCTTCCCTATCATTACCGTGCTCTGGGAAATATCTTCCTGTCGCATATCTCTCTTGTTGGGCTTGCGTACAACGCTCTTAACGGCGTCCCTGAGAGCCCCGGATTCGACGGGGGTCATTGCTTCAATCCTTTCGTGGAATGGCTCCAGGGCTTTCTTAAGTGGCTTACGGTACAGACCAACGGTGGCATTCTTCGATAGCTGTTTAGCCATATCTCGAATGGCCTTTTGGGAGGATAGTATCCCTTTCAAATCTCCGTTAATCTGCGTCATTCGCATACACCTTTTTGAGTTTTGGGTTAGTTGATGCGTTAGCGAACATATGGAACGCCTTAGCAAACGGATCTTTCTTTTTCTTTTCCTTGTGGCCGTGCATCAGGAGGCTGAAGCTTGGTAGTACGGACTCAAGGGGTTGCGCGGGTTTAGGTTTAAACTTCGGGACGTTAGCTGAGTATATAACCTGCTGCGTGTTGTGACTGCTGATGTAGTCGTAGTTCAACTGCTGCGCGTCTTTTGAATATCCTACTATCCCGTGCTGCATCAGCATATAGTAGTCATTCGCGTAAGACGTGGGGATAGCATCAATCTCCGACCAAGGCATCCCGTTGTCCATCATCTGCAACCGGAACATACGCTCCTTATCCCGACCTATTTTCCCAGGCGATCTTCCCCGGGGTTCAATGCTTCGGGGATTGCCTTCATAATGTCATTGAGTAACCTGGAGGGCATGTTTTCCTGGAGGTCCTCAACGGTCTTTGCGTCCTCAAATGCTTTACCAGTAGAGTCGCAGATTAGCTCGCTGAATAAGTACAAGACTCCGCTTAAATCATCAGAGCCCGCAGCTCCAGCTTTTGCTAGGACTTCCTGGGTACGCTTAAATGGAAGGTCTTTCAAGAAGACGCCTTCGATTGATGTTGGGATTATGTGTACTTTTTTGAGTTGTGATAGTTTAGCCATTTTGTTCTCCTTTAGTTTTATTCCATTCTCGTTACGGGGTTTACGTGCTTGGCGAAGTACAGATTCATTAAAAGCTCCGCACGACTTAAAGCGTGGCCCGGGGTTACTTCGGGGTTTTGAATCATAGTGTCCATAGCCATTTCAAATATATACTTACGCTGGTGCGCTTTATCGAACCACCAACCTTGTTGTTCATCATTCATATTTAGTTTCCTTTTATTTATTTGCGAAAAAAAAGCGAGTACCGTTGTGAATGGTACCCGCTGTGGTTTTATGGGACTAAAACTTTGTCTACCCAGAAAATGTCAGTTGAGCGGCGAACTGTGACTTCAAGAGTTACGACGCCATCCGCTGAACCACCTGTAACACTGGTATTGGTGATTTTTCCGTTGAACATGCAGAATGTAGCGCTATCCGCAACTACGTCTCCAGTAGTGTTATCAAAAGCGACTACGAAACCGCGGTCTGATGCTCGTTTGTCATCACGGAGAGCCACTGCAGTAGCGCTATCAAAATCCATAACCATAGAGAAGGTAAACTCTTGGGCTGAGCCTTGTCCAATCACGTGATCAACCACGGGGCGGCCAATTATAGCAATATCCTGGATTGAGTCCTCGTTTGATAGGGCGCTAAATTCTGTTACGCCTTCCACGAAATTGTCCGGTATGCAAAAGCTAACCGCGGCTTCTGAATCAAAAGTAGAAAGAGCTGTTTCGCTCTTGGTGTATAGGCCCGAATTGTGGCCAGATAAATATCCGATAGGTGCTGTCATAAAATGTTACTCCTAGTATTGTACGTCAATTTGTAAGGTCACCTGGTATAGGATAGGTGAAGTGCTTGTTGCCGTTTGAATGGCCGTTATAACCTTTAGGCTGATAAAGAGGGTACCTTGTATCATTCCGCTGGAATTGTGATAGTCTGCGTAAATCTGATTTTGCATTGAAATGACTCGCGCATAACTATCTGCGTAGATGTTAATATCATACGTTGCGGTGGTCATCGCAATGCTACCACCAATACCACTACTCTTATAGCCGCCGAGCTGCGTTATAGTAACCGCTTCTTTCAAAGCCGGATCAGCCAATATAGGCTTAATAGGGACTCCGGCAAACTCGGACTTTGTTGCGAGGTCCTTCGCAAATGCTTCAAGACTCATAAGACCCTCCGAACTTCAAAGATAAGCTCTCGATTTTTATATGAGTCCTTAACAATACCGGTAACGCTGTACTCGGTTTCGTCAATTATCAAAAAATCAGTTGTGCGGACGGTAGCCAGGATCGGACTATAATAGCACTTAACCTGGTAGGCTTCTTCGGTAGGCGAAAGCCCACGGATGGTCCGCTCGTCTAAGCTGATGCTGTAGATCCCAGCTCCGACTGATGCGATTTCCACATTAGTTTTAACGGTGCTTGCGGAAAACTCGTTCCCGTCAGCCGCTTTTGAAACAAACTTTACGGGGCGTCTAATCATATCCAATTCCTTCTGTAAGGAGCCAGTAGACGCTCAACTGTAATGTGGGCTTTGGTTCGTGAGCCTTCTATGTTGTCAGCTCTTTCGTGGAACAGGTCAGAGACAATCATTAGGACAGCTTGCTTAATAGCTTCGCTAGAGGCCTTGTCCATGTTTGATGTATCATAGGTCACCATGATCGGGTTTGTGATTTGTGTTGATAGATCAAAAGTTGGGACTGCCGTATAGACTAATGCCACGTGCTCCCCCGATGAATCAACTATCGGGGATGCTTGTAGTGTCTTTAGTAGATTACTTTCGTTGTAGTAAGTAACTTTTGGGTCCGGGCGGCTGTCCACGTATCGTCGGGAAAGCTCAAGCCTTTCGTCCCAGGTTTTAAAGTAGTCCACAATAGTGGAAGACTCTAAGGACTCGCCGATATAGTTGCTGGCAAACGTAGTTGCGACAACAATCAAGCGCGTCAAATATTCGTTGTAGGTTGTATCACCAAAGAGCGATAAATGCTCCGAAACTTCCTGGAGGCTTACCGCGCCAGATTCCTGGCTTGATGTTACTTCCGATTTACTCGGCTTTTTCATAATAATCTCCAAAAGTATAAGGGGTGTAGCGGCCCCGAAGGACCGCCACGTTTACTTCTTAAATTACTATGCTTCAGTGTGGACAACTTCCAGACCGACAAGTGCTGCAGGATCCCAGCCAGCGTTCTTGAAGCGACCATCGCAGTAGTAAGTGTTGTAGCCAGGTGCAGTCTGATCGTACTCGTCGATGCTAAGACCACGACGCTCGCACAGAGCCAAACCACGGCTGAAGTCGCCAAAGTACGCAGGGATCTCGCCGGCGCCAGGTGCTACAGCAGTGCCGTTTGGCAAGATGCCGTCATCCAAGTAGCCGTTGATCATTACAGGGTAACCAAAGATGCGAGATACGCCAGTAGTAGGATCAAAGATCAAGCCGCCGCCAGCGCCCAAGTTAGACTCGGTAAGCTTAGCAAAGATGTTGCTTGAAACCATGAAGACACCGTTAGTGCGGTAAGCTACATCACAAGCAGCCAGGATGCTAGCAAGCAAGCCGACTACGTTTACTGCGGTGAT